GCGAGGCGGGTGGAGAATTTGTCAATATTCTTCGTCCTCTGGGATTTCTTTTGCAAGGCCGAGTCTCCTCTTAAAGACGATTTCAACGCGGTTGAGTTCTTCGATACTGTGTTGGGGAAGAGTGTAGCCTCCATTATAGATGTTTTTGATTTCAATGCCCCTCGGAGAGAGTTTCTTCCTGATGCGGTGGAGCATAATGTGGAATAGAGGGGTGGAGAGGGGATGAGCGGCGTCAAATTCCTCGCAGATGGCGGAAAGATCGGCGAAGCCACGGCGCCAAATGGTACGCACTATCACCCATTGAGTGACGGAGAGGCGGAGGAAGGAACAGAAAAGCCCGTCAAGTCGGTCGAAGGACTTTATACTCCGAGTTCCTCGAACAAATCGAAATCGACGCTGATCGTCTTTCGCGGGGAAGGGGAAGTCGGCGGGGGAATGTGACATAAGGTTGACACTAGCTCCTCTGCGGGAACGATGGAGTGGAGTTGACGGGCGGCATTGAAGGTTGCCCAAAGGCCGGACGAGAGGGGGAGCACCATGAGAATGGAGTTTCCGTAACAACGGGAGAGGGCCTCTTGTTCATCACTCGTCATCACCCTTACTCCCTCGTTGGAGATCGGACGGAATTACTTCTTCGATCGGATCGACCTCACCGAAAAGTTTCTTGCCGAGAGCCTCGATTTCATCCTCTATTGGATCACGGACGAGAGGGGTGGTTTCGGGAATGTCCAGCCTCTGCCCGGTTGGGGTGCGGAGGATACCGACTGGGCGGCGAGGTCGGATTTCAACCATCGCCCCGGAGAGGCGAAGGATAAGACCGTCGTACCTTCGGTCCCCCATCACCGAGGCGAGTTTGCGAAATGCGTGGGCCTCCATCCGCCAGCGATGGGCGTCACCGAGGGAGGGGAGTTCATAGACGACCTCGCCATGTTGAAGGGCGGCGTCGAGGACGTTTTTGACGTGGCTGTAGGAATTGATGTTTTTTGATGTGGTCACAGGTCAACCTCGACGTTCATGATGGCCTCAATTTCTTTTGGCGGGTGAGGCTTCCATCGTTTGATAGCCGCTTCGATTTCCCACTGTGTTGGTGCTCCGGACTGGGCGAGTTTGGTTTGACCCGCCTGATGCCCCTCCAATATGGAGATGAGGAATTGGAGGCCGGGCATGGAAGGTGGGAGGTCGATGGACCAATCCTCGGTGAAGAGATGGAGATTGCCCTCGGGGGAGAGGGAGATGGAGATGGTCATTTTTTCTTCTCCGAGACCGAATTTATGGGCACCACCACCAGCCCGGCGGCTTTGAGGGCGGCGAGGATGCGGGATGTTACTTCCGCAGCGGCTTTGTCGTATGGGTCAAACAAATCGTGGATCGCCCGCGCGATC